AGGGCACAATCCTGAACAATATCTGGGAGCTGGTTCAGAAGTTCGGAGATGACAAGGAGTTTGGGGAGGTTACGGGAACAGGGCTTCCTATCCCAGACGACAACAAGAAATACAACTTCCGGCTAAGCTTTGACATCCGCGAGATGGATAGCGAATACACGCAGAACCAGCTCAAGGCTATTAGTGAGATTGTGCTGCCGAATGACTCAGCTGGACAGATTGATAGGCGGAAGCTTATTGAGGCTCAGCTTCGCATGATTAACCCAACATTCCCAGAACAGTTCTTAATGGACGACCAGCAGGCAGCGCAGAAGATGTTTTCCGAGGAGAACAACACGGTTGCAATGATGGCGTTAGGAAATCAGCCGGAACTTAGGGAAAATGATCCATCTGCCCAGATGCGTGCCCAGTTCGTTAACCAGATCATAGGCAGCAACCCGAAATACATGGAGCTAATGAAAAGTGACGAGCTGTTTGTTGAGCTAGTGCAGAAGTATATGCAAAACTTAAACATGTCGATTATGCAGCAACAAAACGCAGTAACCGGAAGGCTAGGGGTTCAATCTGATGCGTAGCTGTGAGCTGAAGGATGAGGAGCGGAGATCCTTTGTGATGCCCGAAAGCCATCCACTGCGTTCGGGGCTGACGAAGATTATTGAAGCTTACAAGGAATCTGAAGCTTATGGAGCGTCTGACGGGAATCTATCCCCTGATCAAAGGCAGTTTCAAGGCGGAAGGCTTGCTGTAATCCTTGAAGTTAGCGAAATGATGAAGGGGCTTTACGAGGAGCCATTAGAGCAGGACGTTCCAGCCTAGGTTGACAACCTGGGTGTCTATACACTAAAGTATTTCTACCAGGGTAAAAATAAGGGTTCTATGTGCCCCTTAAAGCACATTGTCTGTCTACTTGTGAGACGTAAAACCACATGCCAACCGAACCGACTACGACTGCCGAGGAACCCACGGCAGAGGAAGAAGTAATGGATTCCATTTCACTGGCTGAACTTTTAACCAGTGAAACACCTCCTGAGGCTGAGCCAGTGACGGAGGAGGAAGAAGTTGAAGCGGATCCAGCTGAAGAGCAGGAGGCCGAACAGGAAGAGGAAGCTGCTGAAACTGAGCCAGAGCAACCGAAGCCTGAAACTACAGGAATGCAGAAGCGCATCGATAAGCTGACGGCGCAAAAGTCAGAGCTTAGCGATAAGCTCCTTTCACAGGAGCAACGCCTTGCAGAACTTGAAAATCGACTTCAAGCCAAACCCGACCCCAAGCCTGATGCTTTTGAGGCCAGGATTAGAGAAGTTACATCTATTTCTGAGCTGGAACGACTAGAGCAAGAGTCAAGGGATGTTGAGTTGTGGGCTAGAAAGCAGCAAAAAGTCTTTCAAAGGGATCCTGATAAGGCATCTGAGGCCATCCAAAAGAAGTTTGGAGATGTCGCAGAGCCTGAGCAGTTTCTAGAAGATTTAGAGCTGAGTGCGGCAGAAGCTAGGTCAGCATTACTACCCAGCGCAAAGAAGCGGGTAGAGCTCACCCAGCAGTGGGACCAGCAAGCGCAAGTGATTTACCCGTGGATGGCTGATAGCAGTTCTCCAGGGCAAGCAGTTATCGGAGATGTCTTGAAGAAGTTTGGCGACAAGCGGCTTTCAGAGATCCCGATGGTGAAACTGATGCTTGCAAGAATGGTTGTTGGCGCTCACCAGGAAAAGGTGGCTGCTAGCAAGCAGGTAACGCCAAAGCCCAAACCGCAACCCACCCCGCAACCAGGCAAGCCCGTAGGCGCTAAGCCGAAGCCATCCAATAACAAGGACAAGGCAGACGCAGCCGCCAAGCGGATTAGGTCGGGAGGAGGCCGAGCAGCACTAGCTGACCTCGTAATGGCCTCAATGGGAGAATCATAACCAGCCTCAGTTTAGGAATATAAAATAAGATGGCATCTGGACTACTAGAACGAAATCAGATTCACAAGCGCGAGGATGTGCTTGATCTGATCACACGCACAGACGAGAAGCAGACTCCCTTTACATCCCGAATCAAGAAGGGCCGAACGCCCTTCAACACGTTGATGCAGTGGACCGTTGACGCATACGACACTCCGCAATTTGGCGGTGTTGTAGACGGAACTGATGTTTCGACATTTGAGAATCACGCAGAAAACCGCGCCAAGCTCTCCACCTACTTGCAGAGCCATAGACGCACAGCAAAGGTGTCGCCCTTGTCTCAGGAAGTCTCTAACGTGGCTGGCTTGAAAGGTGGGGAAATGTCGGAAGCAATCGCCAAGAAATTGGAAGAGATTGGCCGAGACATTGAAATGACATGCCTTTCTGATCAAGAGCACCAGCTTGATGATGGGGCAGAGAATCCTTATCTAGGGCGAGCTCTTGGTATCTGGGTTCGGGATACCACTAATATTGCGGGCCAAACATCGCTTGAGGTTCCAGAAGCCTACCGACCGTCGGCAGCTCAGATCGTAACTTCTGCGGTAGGGAGTATTACAGAGGATGACTTCCAGTCGATCCTTCAAGCAATCTACGATCAAACTGGAATGTCTGGTTCTTACGCGCTTATTGCTGGCTCAGATCTTCGTCGGCAAGTAACCGACATGACCCGCTTTGAACAGTTCGCTAGCACTAACACACCCAAATCTAGCCGGTCATTTAACTACGATGGCTCTGGAACCCGAGTGGACAACACTGTCAGCGTATATCATGGCGATTACGGAACTATTGAGGTGATCAGCTCCAACTTTATTGGAGGCAATCCTTCAGCGGCTACCTTTGCACCTGACAAAGGTCGCGGCTACCTGCTTGATATGAGCAAGATTGAGTTGGCTTCCCAAAAGAACCCAACCGTCAAGTCCCTTCCTGATCTTGGTGGTGGTGAGCGTGCTTACATTGAGGCTCGTTGCGCTCTGCGCGTGCTTAACCCGATTGGATTGGGGCAGTTCAACAGCAGCCTAACATAATCAAGGAGCAACTGAATCATGGCATTTAAACCAAGCAAACTAGGATACGAAGCCCAGGCAAAAACTGGCTTCACGCATCAGGTTGTAATCGATCACAACGACTTCACGGCAACGGGCAATACGCAGAGCTTTACGCTTAGCGTTCCTGCTGGCATGGCGGTTGGAAAGGCGTTTCATCGCCTTGTGTCAGACTTCGATAGCTCTGATGCAACGCTAACGTCTCTCACCTACATTGTGGGGGATGGCGGGTCTACTAATCGATTCCTGACCTCAACGCAAGTATGCGTCGACGGCACAGAGGTTGATTACAAGGCTGGCGCTTTGAGTGATTACTACGTCTACACAGTAGCCGATACAATCGACATTGCATTCACAGCAACTACAGGAAAAGACATCAGCACGCTTAACACAGGCAAGCTGGTTCTCTTCCTTCAGATGTTCGACTCAAAAGAGTTGGCATAAATTACCAAAACAGCCCTGCCCTGGGTTGTGGAGGTTCCCTGGAAAGGTGGGGGCATTCGCAGGCCCCCACCAATCACTTTATGGATCAAGTCTTAGAAGAAATAGCATCGAAACGAGCACGACGCCATTACTCCAGCTACGAGCAGAGAGAGGCAAGAGCTCGCGCAGAACAGCAAGAAATTGCTAAAGGCAATCAACGCACCCGTAGCGTTAAAGGCTTGGGGCAGCTCCAGTATGAGATTCCAGCCAGCGTGGCTAAGGAATGGATGCATCAAGAACATAAAGATGTGCTAAGAGATCCTGACTTTATCAAATACCAGAAACGTAAAAACCCGGATCTGTTCGCTCGCCATGAGAAGGCGGAAAACAGGGTTGGATACGGCGATTAGTGAAGACCGTCTCTTACAGCTTAATCTATGACAATGTTCTCAACCTGTGCGGCATTGAGTCCAACCTTGAAGGCGTTAACCAGGTTGCACCGGGTCGGGTGCAATGGAAGCTGATAAGAGACTTCATTAACAACCGCCTCAAGCTTGGGTGGGATTCTGCCAGGTGGCCAGATCTTTGCGCTACTGAGAGCAGGACAATTACTCGCACTGGAGGGGTTGAGGGAAACTACATCGCCCTAGACCAGCCTGGGCAGACTGAAATTGCAACAGTTTTTGAGGTTCGCAATAAGAACCCTAAGACAGCATCTGACAGCTTAAGAGTTGAATACTACTTGTCAGAAAACGGAATTCAGCTGGATACGGCACTAACCGCAGCATGGGTTTACTACCGCAAACACCATCCAAGGCTGACGGGGAGCCTTTACAGTAAGGCGACAGGGACCAATTACGCCGTAGGTGATCAGGCTTACGATAATACTCTAGGCGATTTCTACACAGCATCAGAGGCGATTACTGGCGATGGGGTCACAGACAACAGCCCTAGCGCAGCACCTGCAAAATGGAGCATTGTTGAAATCCCAGATTACTTGCGGAACTACCTAATCCGAGGAGCTTACGCCGACTATTTACGCCATGATAATCAGATGGATAAGTCGCACCCAGCCGAGAGGGACGCTCAGGCAACTCTGGAGCATGAGGTAAACCAGATAGAAACAATACAAGGCCAGAACGTCAGGTTCGAAGTCAACGGAGGATATTAGATGCCAGGACAAACGATACACGGGAAAATCGCAGGTGAGCTAGGGTCGAAGGCTATGGAGATTGGCTCGCACGGCGATGCCTTTCCTGAGCCTAAAGACTTTCTCTCGTCTGGGGACACTACATACACAGGAGACATCAAATACCTTTACGGTCACGGAACCGGGGGCACTACCTGCACAATCAACTTTAAAGCGGCTGGCATCGGGCTGCAAACAGGGGTTCAGGTCATTGGAATCTACCCCTGCAACGCCTCCTCTGTTACCTGGACATCGGGCGGTGACTTGACGGTTTACTAGATGATTTTTACCAGGACTCCACTTTTATCAACTCCCACGCTCGGAGACTCCCTTCCAGCGTCTGACGAGCAGGATTATTGGGTGGATCACCTGGGGAGCATTGTGGTAACTGACACAGGCCAGCAAACCATCACAAGCAACATTATTTTTTACTGGGCGGATCATGAAGGCAACACAGTCATCGATCACCTAGGTAACCCTACTTCACTTTATCACGTAAGATGAGCGGAACAAGATTAAGCAATTGGCCCACCACAACTACCACAACGGCTGCTGACGACTATCTAGGGCTAGACGGGCCAACAGAGAACTCCCGCAGGATTCTTGCGGATTCCTTGAAGACTGACTTTGCAACCGATTACGTTGCCGGTCCCACAACCTTCAAGCTGGTTCCTCTTAACGGGTCAAACAAGATTGACGCAACCTATCTGCCAGCATCTGGGGACACGCCCAAAGGTGATTGGTTAGCCAATAATACAGCCCCAGTGCTTTCAGACGGGACGGGCACGGCAGGTGATTACTACGACGTAACTGACTCCAACAGTGGCACTATTGCTGATGGTGCCGGAACGCTCGCTATTGATGGTGATTCTGTAGCTGTTGGTGATCGGATCAAATATGATGGTGCCAACTGGTATATTGTTCCGCAGGTTGCAAACGTCTTAGACGGGGATGCCACAGCCGCAGCTGGCAGGACTACATTAGATATCCTTTCAAAGGGCGAGGTCAACGACCGCGTCAACGCAAGACAGCCAGTGAAAGGCGTTTGGCTTGATGGCAATGACAAGCTTGACTGCCCCAACAACGCTGTAACTGACTTTGGCACTGGCGATGTTACTATTTGTGCTCTTGTAAAAGTGCCTGATACGCTGTCTAGCACCAACACTTTGTTAAGCACGCGCTCCTCTGGAGTGGGCCTGCAATTTGGTGTTCGCTCGTCGGGAGCCCCCTTGTTCATTATTGAAGATTCTTCGGGGTCGACGACCTCTACCGATGACGGCGGCGACCTGTCGGGGAGATGGTGCCACATGGCTGTTGTTGTGGACCGGAGCGGAACGGCGACGCGGCTAGTTGACGGCGTGGCTGTCGGGACCGCTGACAGTGTTTCCGCTCGCGCATTAACCATTACCAACGCGAATGGATTGCGGATTGGTCACAATAATTCTGACTTTTATTGGAACGATGGGGCGATAGCTGATCTTAAAGTGTTCACTTCAGCCTTAACCGTTGCGCAGGTGCTTGAAATGTCCAAGAACGGCAACCAGGCGACTCCTTTAGGGCTGACCCCGGTGGTTGATTTTCGGGGTGAAAATGTCCAGTCAGATGGGGATTGGTTAGACGCAAGCTCCAACGAGCTTAACGCGACCTCGACCGGGGCTACCCCCTTGTATTCTAAGCCTCAAGTTAGCGGGACTTTTACCCCGGTTATTAATTTCGCAACCGACAATACAGGTGTTGTTCACAGCGTCCAGGCTGGGAGATGGAACAAGATCAGCGAAAAGCTAGTATTGGTTTCGATTGAAGTCCGGCTATCGGCTCTAGGGTCCGCAAGTGGGAACATCAGCATAACTGGGCTGCCTTTCACATCGGTGTCCACAGGGCACAACCCAGGGTCGGTAGCTGTCTTAGGGGACCACTTGACGGGGCTGACTGGAGCTCTGTGCGGGCTAGTTCTTGATAACAGTACGGCGCTCAATATTTACCAAAGCTCATCTACGGGCGTATCCATCTTAACACATGCGGCAATGACTAATACCGCATACTTTGATCTGCAATTTGTTTACGAAATCGCATAAGCACTATGGCACAACTAAAAACAGAATACGTTCTAAGCCTCCTGGACAGCGCGGAGTCTCAGGCAAACAACCGGTCGGCAGCAAACGATCTATCGAAGGCGTTTGAGCCGCTGCGGAAACGCATGAACGCCAAGATCGTTCTAGGCGAGAACCCGACAGCGAGCAAGGCCCCGGCAGTAATCGCTTCCTTGCGTGCTGCCGTAGCCGCTCACAACGCAAAGGTTCAGATCACACTACCAGACGACGCGGCCATTCTGGCAAGTCTCGCGGCGGCAGACGACGCTACCCCGACCGAACTTTAGCCTATGAAAAGCAGATTGCTTTCAATATTCGATTTGCTCGCCGTGATGGCTTGCGCCTTGGTGCTTCTAATAGCGTCGGGATGCGGCGCCGGAACAAGTATTGCACTAAATAAAACTACCGAGACACTGGATGCTTCAGGTGCTGTTGTGGGCAGGTCAACCGAGACCGTTGAGCGCAAGTCACGGGCAATCAATACCAAGGTTGAACTCAAGGACTTGCAATCAACAGTTAGCTATGGCGGAACCAACGGCCTTGCAAGTGGCCTGTCTGCTGGTGACGTATCAGCGAAACCAGAGACGGCAGCGATCGGGGCATTCCAGCAAGGGCTAGGGATGGCAGCGGCATTCTACGGTGTAAGAGAAGGCGGCAGCGAGAGTGCTGATACTTACCTGCCGATAATCCTTGAATTGATCCGAGGCAAAGACAGCGATCCGACACCTGTCCCTAGCGATCTCCAAGCAAAGATGGACGAGCTTAACGCTAAGCTTGCCGACATAGAAGCGATTGCTGAGGCATTAGAAGCCGAGAGGCAGGAATAGCAAAACCTTTACAGCGGCCTACGAAAGATCACACGGGCCTGCTCAATGTTAATACTTTTCCGGGTGATCTTCGGCTGGCCATTGCGCCTGTAAACATGTCAGAACATGGAATTCTTTCTCATCGCGGGGGCTTCCCCTGTGGATGACCTCAACACTGTTACTAAAGTATTTTCTGCGGCTCTGACTACGCTTGTAGCTGCTGTGTCTTGGATGGGGAGAGCCTTTTGGCGCAAAGCCAATGACACAGAGGCGAATCTCGTTAAGAGGTGGGAGGCTAGCGAGCAGAAAAGAGAGCAGGAGAACGCTAAGGTCTTAGAGCTTAGTAAGGAAGTTGGGACACTGAAGGGGCATGTTGACGGATACAACGAAGCAAAGAAGAGCATGGAGACCCTACATTCAGAAGTATTACATCACGTAGTGTCACTTGGCGGGAAGGATGGCCAGTGACATTTTATCGGTTCTTTGAGCAGATCTCATTAGCCACCTCGGTGACTGCGGTAGCCATGTCTATGATGGTTGTTTACCTGTGGGGTGGGCAAGCATGGAGGGCTTTAGGTAAGCGGGAGAAGTCTAGCCAAGACCTGTTTATTCTTGGGGTGTCGTTTGGGTTTTTAGCGGGCGCTCTTGACTCCGTTTACTGGATGATTCCGTGGACACTGGACTATATCCACTACCCAGAGGTTACCCCGTTTTGGAGGGCTGGAGTCTACTTCAACGTATTATTCAGGCAGTTTGGCGACATACTTGCAGCGATGCTGCACATTTACAGCTTTGCGCTCTTTGCCAGGGCGGCAGGCATTCCAAGTAATGCGGCCCCCGTCATGAAGAAGCTTCTTCTGTGGAGCTTGGTTATTGGGTGTGTGTTTGTCTATTTACTAGGATTGATCTGATGAGATAATTTTATGAAAACCAGGGTAATACTGCGAGGCGTCCCAGATGGCTATTCTAGCTATTCCTTCCACTGGATGAACGTCGTTAGAGGGCTTGGAAGGCTGGGTTATGACGTTAATACGCTGCCTATTGATTGCGACATGAGGGATGCTGGGAGCATTCCAAGATGGGCGGCTGATACGATTGTAAGAAAACTACAGGTTGAACCTTGGGAGATGGTGATTCATTGCCCTAGCTTTGGTCCGGCTGAGAAGAAGGATATCATTTACAACACTATGTGGGAGTCAACCAGACTTCCGGCACAGTCAGTCGTCAACTTGAACAACTGCATAGGGGTTATCGTTCCAAGCGAGTGGCAGCAATCGGTTTTTTCTGCTCAAGGAGTAGACACTCCAATTTACAAGGTTCCGATGGGGTGCAGGACGGAGCTGTTTAAATACACCCCCAAGCAGGAGAAAGATTTTTTCTTGTTTGGCGCAGCAGGAAGAACGATGGCGGGGGGCTGTAGAAAGCAGATTCCTGACGTAGTTGACGCATTTCAGTTGGCCTTCGATGGGAGAGATGATGTGAGACTTGAGATCAAGTGTTACCCAGAAGACCCTGACATAGCAGTTGAGGATGACCGGATTGAGCTCAAGAGAGAGTTTTGGGCCCCTGAGCAGTTAGCGGAATGGTACCGAACCATTGACTGCTTTGTTTCTGCAAGCAGGGGCGAGGGCTGGGGACTTATGCAACATGAGGCAATGGCTACGGGTAGGCCAGTCATTGCTGTTCCGTTTGGCGGGATATCAGAGTTTTATGATAGCTCTGTCGGTCTTCCCGTCGACTACAATCTAGTTCCTGGTGAGAACCACTATGAAGGCAACGGGCTTTATGCAGAGGCAGACTTTGACCACCTAATCCACCAGATGCAGCACGCTGCTGGAGAGTCCTCTGATGTTGAGGAGAAAGCCCTTAAGGGCGCATTGCGGGCAAGAGAATATTCCTGGGAGAATTCCAGCAAGAAACTAGAAGAAGCTTTGCAGCACATGGCTGTAATATGAACCAACTAGCAAACAGTTTAGACGAGCCCAGACTACCTGATGGCGATCTTGCTTTCCGGGGTGTCGACATGAGGGTTGACCCTCAACAGCTTTCCCCTGGGTTCTGCTCGTTTGCTAAGAATGCAAGGTTCCGTTTTGGGCGTGCAGAAGCTAGGCTGGGCATGATGCCTGTTAGGTTTAACTTCTTAGGGGCTACTGAATGGGATGTTGACTGGGGGCAGGGAGATATCAACTGGAATATCCCTGTAAGCATCGGCACTGTCTACGGGGTTGGAGTGTGGGAAGACCCTAACGGCAACCAATGGCAGCTGTTTGCTGCTAGCCGGTCTGGTGAGACCATTAAGATTTGGGCAGGAAAGCAAGGGAACAAGGTTAAGCGAGTTCCGTCTGCTGTTACGATAGATGCCCCGTCTGATGCAAATTTCCCCACAGACAGCCAATCTGCTTTAGATGGATTCTGGTTTACTTCAGCCTTCAATAAATGCTTTCTGCACAGGGGTTACTCTAGCACCCCGCTGGTGATGGAATCCTTAACAACCGGATTCGTTGAAGCTTCTGAGACGTCAAGCACTGACCCTTCCGTTTTCAGCATTCCCAACAGTGAGACTTCGATATACTTTCAGAACAGGCTTTCTGTTCCGTATAGGCCAACCGGATCCGCTAAGGCGGACAATGTTGCAGTATCAGATATTCTGAGCCCGAAAGACTACAGCATTTTTAACTCGTTCAGGATTAACCAGGGAGATGCTGACAATGTGGTTGGCTTGGAGAAGTTCAATGACAACACAATCATAGTCTTCAAGGACAGCTCAATTTATGCAGTTTCTGGGCTTCAGGGGGACTGGTCGCAGAACGCAACACTGGACGAGATTACCTCTGAATATGGACTAGTTGGGCGGCGATCTGTTGTTAGTGTTGGCCGGGATCTATGGTTCCTTAGTCAGCGAGGTGTTACAAGCATTCACAGGACCGAAGATAACAAGCTGCAAGGGACGGATCAGCCGAACAGCACGCCGATGCAGCCAATTATTGACAGGGTTAACTGGTTTGCAGCCAAAAACAATGCCTCAGCCGGATACTTCAAAGACAGGTATTACCTGAGCATTCCGATTGATGGCAGCTATACAAACAATTGCGTGCTTGTATACGACTTCCTTAACAAGGCTTGGAGCGGTTACGATGACACAACGGTTAAATACTTTTTCACAGCAGACAATAACGGATCAGATGCTCTGTATTTTGTCGACTACTCTGGATGCATCGGCCTTTATGAATATTCCGAAGAGGATGCAGTAAAGAGCGGAGCTTCTGGGAGCTACTCTGTTGATATTGTGCTTTCAGGGCATCCGTCAGACGGGTCGACTCTTAGAGTCAACGATGGCGACACCATTAGGGCAACAAGGCACCTTAACTGGGAAGATGATTCAGGCGATGAGGTTGTCCTAGGCAATGGTGACAACGCTTTGCTTTCCCTGTCTGAGAACTGGGACCAGGGCGCGACAAAGCATTGGGGGGTTGGATCTGACTATTCTGCTCCTTGCAACACATTTCCAGCCCAAAACTTGTTCCTGGGATTCAGCACGGGATCGGCTAACTATGATCAGTGGGATTCTGGCGGCGTAACAGCTTCGCAGCTTTCTTGCGGGGTAAGACTTACCGACACAAAGCCTATCGCAGTTGTCAGTAACGACCCCTACATTACTTTGATAAACTCAGCTGAGGCATCTGTAACTTGCCAACCTATCCAGTTTGAGATCATCACCAGGGCCTATGGCTATGCTGGCGGCAATCAAGGGAGATGGAGGACGGGCCTGCTTCACCTAAGCACCTGGGATCCTAAATACACAGTAACAGTAATAACTGACGGGGCTTACAAGGAGTCGGCCTGGGTAGACGCAAACGGGGCAATAGCGTATATTACAAAGGACAGAACCAAGTATCTAGGTTTTGCAATTGAAGACTGGACCATTGCCAATCCTGGCAAGAACTTCCGAACCCCAGGAAGGGAAGATTACTCAGTTACTCTAGACACTGATGAGGTTAACGGCGGGAGCTGTTTAGATGATTCAGGGATTGAGCTTAGTAAATACCAGACTTGGGCGAACAAGTTCCTTACCAACAGGCGAGGCAGCTATTACCAGGTTAAGATCACTAACATTCAAGGGCGAATCAGGGTTCATTCAGTGGGTGCAGAGAAAACTGCCGGAGAACAGAAGCATGGAGAGCACGGAGCACTAAGCTAATGGCAGATGGAGAGATAAATTTTGCGGTTGACACAACCAACGGCCCAGTCTCGGCGACAACTTACCCTAGGGATGAGTTTATAGATACGCTTAAGTATCTTAAGCAGACAGACACCGCATTGCGGGCACTTGACGACATAGACACCGGAGCTGGAACAATATCTAGTTACGGCATGTGGGCCTTCGATTCTAACGGCACTTGCCAGCAGCGCACAATAAGCGGATCGGATGGATTAGCTGTAACCAACGGCAACGGGGTATCTGGTAATCCTACGATCGGTATCGATGATGGATGGACTGCTCTTCAAAAGATTCTAAGCACTCCAGAGGAATTAACAAGTGGAGGGCAGACAGTGAGTGTTGAGGCTCCTTTAACAATCCTAAAGAGCTTTACTTCGCCAGCAACCTGCGTTGTCCCTCTTGCACCAACCGGGGAAGTTAACCTCAAGATTCTTATGAACAACACAGGGGTTAGCATTACTTGCAATGAATCATCAGGATCTCTGGATGGATCCGCAATAACTCTGCCAGATAAAGGGCTGGCTATCCTAGTCTCAAACGAGGCTCAGATCTGGAATAGACTTGTATAATGGCCTTTACGATCAACATATCCCCAGGATTCACATTCTCCACGGATGGCGACGACAAGGTAACATTTGCCAAGCTTAACCAGCTTGGGTCGCCAATGGCCACAATGTCGGGAACGCTTGGAACATCAGACATTGATGACGGAGCCATCACAACGGCCAAGGTAGCAGCTGACGCAATCAACGGGACTAAGATTGCCGACGGCGCCATTGGCGTTGAACACTTGCAGACAGCCGATCAGGGGACAATCATTTACCGAGGGGCAAGCGGGTGGCTTTTTCTGGCCCCTGGCACATCTGGACGAGTCCTAACCACTAAAGGTGCTGGAGCCAACCCGGAATGGCTCACAGTGCCAAGTGTCACAACGGTAAGCGCCAGCAATATCACCCCTGGGGCCAATAATACACACCTTGTGACTAACGGATCAGGGGCGACTGAATGGGCTGCTAATTCTAACGTAGGGGCGCAGTGCGTTATCTGGGATGAGAAAGCAGCTGGAACAGATGCAGGAGCATCAGACCACACATCAGATACGATAAGAACCCTCAACCAATCATCTGACCCCGCCAGCGTTCTTGGGGCATCCTTGTCCAGTAATCAAATTACTTTAGGTGCTGGCAGCTATTCCATTAGCGCAGCTGTTCCGGGGCAAGATACCGGCAACCATGTTGCTTGGCTCTACAATGTGACCGACAGCAGTATAACGGTTGACGGCGCAAGATACTATCACGGCAGCTCAGACACTGAGACTGGCTACAGCTTGATTAACGGAGCTTTCACCATCACAGAAACCAAAGTCTTTGAGATCAAGCAGAGGACATCGCAGACTATGGCTGCTCACGGGTTAGGTAGGGCAGTCAATATTACTGGGCACCCAGAAATCTACACCACAGTAACCATTACTAAGATCGCCTAATGCTGATTGATGTGGTCGCAAGTTTTATGCTGAAGCACAGGGGGCAGATGCCTCTAACCTTCAACATCGACCACCTTAGAAAGTATATCGCTCTTAACATTGAGGGCAACACCATCAGAATTGTTGGTGACGGTCACAAGCGGATCAAAGGGGTCTGCTTGTGGAAGATGACCACAGCAAAGAGGGGCGAGCCCGGGATCTGGGAGGAGAGCAGCCCTGACGGTGATATTATTGTCGTTTACCACCTAGTCGCCACCGACAACCGCGCAGTGGGCAGGATTGCCAGCCACTTGCTGGAGCGTTACCCAAAAGCCAAGGAAATGTGGGGGGAACGGTCAGGTAAGCGCAAGAAATACAGCATAGAATTTTTAGAAAGATTGAGAGATGGGAAAGCGTAAAAGGGAGCCAATTGTTTGTAGCTATGATCCGTCTACGTCGTTTATACCATCAGCAAATGGCCAGTTTGCTCTAGTTGATACATCAGATGTCGACCATTTGTCATGCTTCTGCTGGACGGCCGCATGGAGTGACAATACGCAGTCTTTCTACTTCCACAGGCAGATTGGCAAGTCTACCCTGAAGATGCATAGGGTGATAACTAATGCATCTCGGGGGAATTTAGTCGACCATATCAACGGAAACACAGCAGACAACAGAAGGGCGAATCTAAGGATTGTCACCTACTCGCAGAACGCGCAAAACAGGCGAATTGCAACAACAATTGAAAGCGGGGCAGTGGGTGTTTATTGGAGAGGTGACAGATCTAGATGGCGTGCCGGAGTGCAGGGATGGGGCCGTCAGATCTGGTTAGGTCATTACGTTAACAAGTCAGATGCTGTTGCTGCCGCAAAGTTTGCTAGGCGAACAATTCATAAAGAATTCACCAGGGAGGATTGTATAGATATATCAAAAGTCCCGCAGAAGGCTATTGATATCCTGGCAAAGAATGGATGTTTTGGTAACAATTAAAAGAAAGCGCAAGCACTATCGGAAAATCAGTTGACAGCCCACCACCTAGGGATCTAGGTAAAGAGTATCGGGACACTTTAGAGGCTCAAATAGACTTAGCCCCTGAACTTTTTGCGGCTGAATCCAACCCTGACTATGGCAGAGGCGCGGAAGCTCAGCTTGATT